CTTCGCCATTTTAACGCCATTTTCAGGTAGTAAAAACTGCCTGTACGATATTGTACAGGCAGAAAAATAAGAAAATGAATAATCCAATGTACCTTATGGAACGGCTACGCTTTGAAGGGTGTACGGCTCCCTGATTTATACATAATGTAAATGCTAGTGGACGGAACCGGAGTCGAACCGGTCTCACGGAATATTGGTGCACCTCACCGCAGTTTCAACCAACGATATACATATCCGCCCGATTAATTAAAAAGGTGCACTATCTTCACAGACCATACACCCCAATCACAAACACAAAACAAAACTCATGAACTACTATAATTTAATTAGGATCAGAAGGGTGAATGGCGTGGGGATCGAACCCACATCACGCATATCTGCGTATGCTGCCAATTACACCAGCCATCCGTTTTAAGTGAACTATTCTCACGAACCATTCACCTAGAACACAAACACAAAATAAAACACGACATTAACTATTAAATAGCACTCTCACGAGCTTTTGTGGGGCAGTTTAGGAGTCGAACCTAAATAATTGCAAATGCAATACATAAAGCACTTCGTACGCTTTCTTTATGCTCTCTTTACCATTGAGAATACCTCCCCTTGTTGCCACATCAACCCGTGATGTGGCTCAATTTTAAATTTAGAAATTTGAAAAAATCAATTCACTCTCACGAGCTTCTTGTTTCCGGATAGCCGTTCAAAGCACACCGGAATAGTATAGAACAATTAAAACTCAAATAACAGGGGCTTTAACCCTACAGCGTCCTTTTCGCTGGCAACATTAGTTAAACATAAAAAGAAAAATTCTCTGTGAAGGAACCCGGACTCGAACCGGGATGACAGATTACCTATGTATGACTTTCTTCAATCTATCTGCATACTTGCGTCTACCAATTCCGCCATTCCTTCAGGTCGTAGCCAGACGCTTCCGGCTACATTGATTGAATTGTTATTGATACAAACATAATTTTCCCCCTCACGGGTTACTTAACTCTGATTGAGTTGAGCCGGGAAACGGATTCGAACCGCTGACCTCATGTAGAAACATGCGCTCTAACCAACTGGACTATCCCGGCAGATGCCCGGCGAACCGGGCTAAATAAACATGACAAATACTAAAATTAAGCAATGCAGACCTTCACAGGCTATCTTTATTTTGTTTCCTATCTTCGTAGTATCGAAAACAGATATAATTCACTGATACGACAGTCACCAATACAAAAGCAGCAATAAATTCTTTCTTGCTAACTTCAATGCTATCTATAAGATACAGTGTTGTCCATAAGGCAATGAACATCATGGCATACTGTATCACTTTAATCTTTTTCATTTCTTCCGTTTTTTAGATTTAACTTTCCTTCCCGCACATCGGCAATGAAGTAATACTTGAGCAGCATTACAATGCCACTTGCCGTTTTGGACATTAGTGGGCTTATCACTTTCAATCTTACCCGCTTCTATAAGATTCATCAATTTCTTTTCCCCACCCACATAATACGCAGACTTATCTTTTCCAAACGTTTCTGTAGAAAACAGACGGAGAATATTATCTAGCAATATTTCAGCCATTTCACCTCTGATCATCTCAACAAGCAAGGTAGTTATGCAATTCTGGTTACTATAAACTGCATATTTTTTACATCTGACTTTGTTTTCCAAGCCATTCCTTCAGCTTTTTCTTTATAAAGCCGAGCATTCAATGTATTAGTTACAGACGGTTTCTGAACGATAGGAAATACTTCTATTGCACCAACATCCATACTCCGTAATACATCAATTACGTTACGTCTCTGAATATCCTTTTCCATACAATCTAATTTTAAATTAAACATTGAAGCGATGAGCGGATTCGAACCGCCGACCTCTGCTTGTGGTGCTCTTCCGTTAAGCTAAGAGTATTTCTTGAGAGACTCGAACTCTCAACCATCCACCACACACAGCGCTCTAACCTGCCTGAGCTACATCACCTTTATATACATAAAGCAAATACCTCGATTTGCCGACAAACGTCTAACTGATTTAGTTTTACAACGATACGGCTTGACCATTAACCACAGCATTATATCGTTGAGAAGCCCGCCTACGTCAGTAATCCCTTTCGGCACGTGTCGGCTTCCAAAACACCATTTTACCAATATGTCAAAGAACTCTTCTCTGTTGTTCCCAGTCTCCCTTCAAGGGCAGGCTCAAAGACCGGACTGGGTACCGGATAACCGGCGGTTTGGTTTGACTTTAGTGAGGGTTAGAGAATACTTTGGTTGTTCTTCAAAACTATGTCCATTAAGTTTCGTTGCGATTCAATAAATTTCTTCAAATCATCACATTGGGAAACTTTCTCTCTATAAAATCCACGTTCTGATTCTAAATCTCGTTTGAGTTTTTCATTTTCACCTCTCAAAGAGCTGATCAACGCGTCTCGTTCTTCAATCACAGCTTCATATTTGTCTCGCTGTATTTCTAGTTCGGTTCTTTTATCCATTGTTGTATAATTTGATTAATCTCCGACGTAATGTGCACCGTAATGAGTACTATTTGGGTTGTAGTAAGCGGAAGCGGGAATATTAAGGTTATTATATTCCTTGCTAGGTGTAGCTTTGGCAGTCTTGCTCATAGCTTCATGTCTTTCAGCTAAAAATTTATCAGTTCTTGATTTCACTGCTTCCGGTGAGAAACTTTCTTGGAGTTTTGCGAAGCTCCATGCAGATTTTAAACACTCTGAAAATGTTTTTCCACCCTTCTTGTAATTGCGGTGTGCAGACTTCATTATTTGTGATAAATTGTAGCTCATAATCGTTATTTTTTAATTGGTTTTATCAATCAATTTTTGTATGTTTGTATGATTGATTGATTTATGATGCAAATATATCCTCAAATGTGGATATATAAAAATTTAAAACCTATTTTATATCTTCATTTGTGGATATTTAACTTTTGATTGATTATGATAAACAGAATTAAAGAAGTAATAACCTATTCAGGGCTATCAGAGAGGGGATTTGCTATTAAGTGTGGATTAAAGCCCACAACTATTAATAATCAACTGATAGGAAAAAGAGAAATTAGCCTTGCAACAATAATAGCAATTTCATCCTCATTTGAGGAAATTTCCGCAGAATGGCTGTTAAGAGGAAAAGGTTCTATGCTTCTTCAAAAAGAAGAAACAGAACCAGGAATGGATAAATTGAAAAGTATAGTATATACCATCGCCAATTTACAAGATGAGATTAATGAAAAGACAGTGCTTACCCAACGGCTTTTGGAAGAAAATCAGAAATTAAAGGGTGAACTAGCTATGTTGAAGAATGAAAGAAATATAGGATAAACTTATATATGTATGAAAAAAAGATTTTTAATACTATCCTTCTTATTTGTGCTTATATTTAATTCATGCTCTGATGACAGTATTAATTTAGCAGGAACAACATGGACTTCTGCAAAAGACTGGTACGGAAAAACTCGATTGTCTTTTGAAGAAGGCACTCCTTATTTAAGATCTTTTTTTGCTATATCTTTTGACTTGAAATCTTTCACAATATATAATGTTGCAGATGATAATGAGGATTTAGAATATGAATGGAAAGAAACGGTATCAGGTAAATACTCTATAAACGACAATATTGTGAATCTAATAGTAGAAAAAGACAATTTAACAATTCCCTGCGAAATAGAAAAAGATATAATGTATTACAGTAATACTAGAATGAAACTATATAAACAATAGAATAAATATTTTTTCAAATATGCGCCCAATTAGAACTGTACCCCCAAAAGATGAAAGAGAATATCCTTTAGTTATAACAGCTGAAGAAAAGGATAAAGTATTAAATTATATTTTGGTTGTAGCAAACGGGAAAAGAACAGCTAAACTAAATTATAAAGATATACCAGACCTTAGGATCAGTAAAGAACAATATGAAATAGTTTTAGAGGAGTTCAAAAATAGGAGATTTATTGACTATAAAGGATATGGTATTGAATATCTTACGTTGAATTTTGAAATATTCAATTTTGCAGAAAAAGGGGGATTCACTGTTGAAAGAGACTTATATATATTAAGTTTTGATACATTTCAAATGCAGCTAGAACGATTAGAAAAGGAGTTAAGCCCTGATACAGCAGCGAAAGTTGATGATGTTGTCGGAAAAGCCAAAAATATAACTGAACTACTGATAGGGCTCTCTGCTCTAGCTGAAAAAATGAATCTCTAAGATTTATTATCAGGATCAGTTAATAGGAACTCCAATATAGAAGCTGCACGAAGCAGTCTTGAAGCATATAGAGTTGCATCTGCATCCGGGTTGTATTGATAACGCCTAGTCTGAAACTTTTTAAAAGTAACAAAGCCACTAGACATATCATTAGCAAGTGTTTTCAAGCTTGATATAGTTTCTTTTACATTTTGGTCATAAGACATTTTTATACGCATACGAGCGGAATCATCCACTTTTGCACAACACTGGGGATAAAAGGCTGTCGCATTATCTTCTTTAGAAGATTGTTTTTTACTTATCCTTCTTAGGACATTTTTTAATAACGATTTCATAAACGCACTATTTTAGTTTGACAATGCGCAAATATAATATTTAAAGTAATATAAAATATGAAATATAGAAATCTTGATAGTACATAAAACATCAAATGGTCGAATTATGGTCGAACCATAAAAAAAAGCAGGACTATATAATTGATATACAGAATATACAACTAGATTTCCAAAAATGTGTCTAGTTTAGTTTTTGTGTTAATAGCTCCCTCGTCGGCGGACGAACTAGGGAGCTATTTTTTTTATTTATTACAGGAATATAATTGCACAAAATATACATATTTTCCATAACTTTGCAGCGACAAAGGATCACACAAATGGAATATAGCGTAGAAGAACTAAAAAGTGCATTAATAGAGAAATGCGAGAGTGAAGGTATCCTGTATGCAACGGTTGCAATGGACCGTCGTACTAAAGAAATGATTCTTCCTGATACTTTACAAGGAGCTCTGAAACATCCGGAATTCTTCGTATGTACCTGCAAGAAAGTAAAAGACCAATATGTAGTGGAGGAGATTACTAAAGTGTAATACTCCCCCAGTCTTTTATTTTTTATTCGCCCAGTTCACCTAGCAAATCGTAGGAAGGAGCAAAGAAAAGTGTTCCCGTAACTGCTGTACTAAAGTCCAGTAAACGGTCGGTATTGCCTACCGGATTGCCAATAAACATACTTTCCAACATCTGCCGGGTAGTAGTGAACGTACTTGCATAGCCGATGAAGTAAGTACCATATTCTCCCTTAGACGTATTGGCGAACGGCATATTGGCACGCACTATTTTCAGGTCATCACCAATATTAGTGACGGCATTATGCGCATTTTGAGGTTTCTCCTCGTCAGACAGTTCGACATCGTTAAACTTACGACGCCCGATCACTTTCTCCTGTTCTTCCACAGGTAAGGAGTTCCACGCAACCATATCGTGAATATACTTCTGCACAAAGACATAGCTGCCTCCTGCAAAATCAGCATCTTCCTCTCCTACAACTGCAAAATGATAGGGATTTTCATCAACCGCCGGATTCTCCGTTCCATCCACAAAGCCGATAATGGCCTTGCCATCCATATATCTGAAACCGTGAGTTTCGTCGACAGGTTCAACCACGCCTTGAAGTTTCTCATCGATGATAGATGCAAACTCAAAACATAATCCCATCTGTTTTGCACGGATGTGAAACAATAAGTCGCCCGGAGTAGAAACTGCCGTATGCTTCTCGCCTTTTATCTCTTCGAAAGTTTTCAGTTCTTTGGGTTTTCCCTGTTCCGGGAAAAGACGGCTCCAGGCATCGGCTCCAAATCCCATGGTACAACTGAACATCATATCAGGAAAACGGTTACGCATACTGCGAATCAGGGCCGAGAAATTGGCACACACATCTTTTACTTTGTCAAGAGTTTCAGGCGAATCTTTTAAAGTATAAACAATAAAAATAACATTTTCGCCTTGTTTCCCCGCTACGTCTTGTGGGATATTACCACCAAATGAATGTTGATAAGGATTCATATTTTTCTTTTTTTTCTATTAGTTTCGTCAATGAAATAGTTCTGTTCTAACTCATCTTTTTATTAGGATCTTCAATATATGCGGCAGCCCCTTTATCCATAAACAGTTCTACATTTTGCGCATGATGAGCCACATAGGCTGCGGGACCAGTGTCTCCCGAATTACAGATTTCTTCTACTACATCGGCTTTGTTTTTTCCGGTAATCAGGAAAATGACATAGCGGGCATTCTGAATGGGGTATCCCGTCATTGCGATACGCTTCTGCCCGTTACGGGGATGTGCACTGACCACATAAATAGAGTTTGAAGTCAGCAAATCTTCTTGCCCGGGAAAGATCGAAGAAGTGTGTCCGTCATCTCCGGCTCCCAACAGTATAATATCGAATTCCGGCCAACCACGCTTAAACGGCACTTGCTGCCGGACTAACTCCGAATAACGAACCGCCTCTTTCGCAGGCTTTGCCTCTCCACGGATACGGAATACATTCTCATAGAGAATAGGAGTGATACCCAAAAGAAGGTTGCGCATCATTCCGTAATTACTGTCCGAATCATCGGGAGGCACACAACGTTCATCCACCCAATAAATCCGCATACGGTCCCAAGGAGTAATTTCCATATATTCATTCGCCCATAAATCGAACATCAGAGCAGGGGTATTACCACCACTAACTGCGATATTGAACACTCTGTCCGGCTCTTCATTCATGATTTCCACCAGGCGGAGTATCAATGCTCGTGAAGTTTCAATTGATGAGGGAAAAACTGATAGTTTCATAATTCACAATATTGATCTG